ATATGCTGACGGTAGGATAACATCCTATTGGGTTTATGGTAACAAAGGTGAAAGTGTGATACATCATGTGACTGACATTGCTGCTTTGCATACAGTCAACCTTGGTATGAAAGCAACCACCAAGATGTTTGTTGAGCAAGGTGGTAATATCACAGTCAGTAGTACATATACTTTTAATGTGGGATACAGTGGTTCAAGTCACTATATTATTAATGGTACGGATGCGTTTACTACTCACAATAGTGTTGCAGATCCAACAATCAATTGTAGTGCTGGAGACATACTAGAATTTTCTGTAAATGCTCTTGGTCATCCATTCTGGATTAAGACTTCTCCAACTCTAGGAACAGGGAACGCCGTTACTACAGGAACCACAACAAATAATGGTCAGCAGCAAGCGACTATTACTTGGGATACAACTGGAGTACAACCAGGAACTTACTATTACATTTGTCAGTACCACAGTGCTATGGTTGGACAGATCGTTATTTCATAAGGCATAAATAAACCTGAGCACTAGTATCAGTTGGCAAGCTAAATGGCTAATCGTTTTCCTTTAATCGTTAATGAAGTCTCACGAAAGATTGAAGAACTTGTAGCAGGTGATAATCTAACGTTGGATGGCAATAATATTGTCCTCAACGGAGACACTGGTGCAGGAAAATATATTACTAGTGATGGTTCAGTTGCATCTTGGGGAACACCTGGAGATGTTTATCTAACACAATCTCAAACTCTTACTAATAAGACATTTGAAAGTTGTGTTCTCTCTGGATCTGTAAATACACTCACCAACATTCCTAATGCTGCTCTAGTCAACCCTGGCATTAGTATTAATGGTGTTACTGTTCCTCTTGGTGGATCTGTAATCACACCAGATACCAATACTACTTACACGCTCACTGCTATTGATGGTTTGAGTGCATCTCAAAAACTAATCAGACTATCTGATAGCACCACACCAAACCCTGTTACGAATGATGTAACTCTTGGTGTTTCGGTATATTCTAATCCTCCTGCAGGAACCAATCCACTATCACTAGAATTAACTAGAGTAAATAATTCTCTAACGTTGTCTGGTTATGTAACTGACAACAACACTGAGACATTCCTAATTGCAGCAGGTGGATCTGCTCAGTCTGGTACGATTACATTTACTGGTTCGGGTGATGTCACCCTATCGATGGATGATGCCACTAAGACTATCGATATTCGTGTTGATGACCAGGATACTATTACACAAGTTCGTGCTGGATCTGGTGCTGCATACAAGACTAAGAAGATTACATTCCTTGGTGGTAACTTAGTTACCGTAGGTCAAGCAACATCTGGAACAGATCCAGATGAAACAGAAATTACTTTAAACTCTGTCGATACAGTAACAAGAATTAGAGGTGGTCTTACGGGAACGTTCCTTCCCGCAACAACTGCTGGTGCTGATATTACAATTACTGGTGGATCACAGTTGGGTGGTAATGTCAATGTAACTCAGTCTGGAACTACTATTAGTATTGACAGTACAGACACTAATGATATTACTCGCCTTGCTACTGCTGGTGGGGCACTAGCGTTTGGAGACTTTAGGTTTGAAGGTAGTGGTGCTACCACGGTACAAGCAACATCAGCAGGTGGTGTTACCACATTCACATTTGATTCTGATAACGATGATACGGGTGCTTTGCTAACAGCATCTACGGGTCTTGTCAAGCAGACTTATGATTTTCAACTTGCTAACGCAGGTAACCTAACTGACGCAGCAGTTTTGAAGTGGGATGGTGTTAACACACAACTGTCCAGTACAATTATTTCTGACAACGGATCGACTGTTACTATTGATGGTGACCTAGTTGTCAATGGTACAAACACTATTGTCAACACCACTCAACTACAGATTACTGATCCAACGATTGAACTGAGAAGAGGTGTCAGTCTGGTTGATGGTACTGGTGGACTGCAAGTTAATAGGACAACAGATGGAAGTGGTCAGGTTCTTACCTACAGCACCATGCAGTTCTACCACTCTGGTAACTACTGGCGTGTCTGGGATGGTTCTGTTGCTCAGAGAATTGTTACCGAAGGTGAAAGTCAAGTCCTATCTAATAAGACACTTGCATCTCCAACCTTTACTGGTACTCCAAGCATTGGTACTGCTACCGCAACTACCGTTAATGGTCTCATCATTACTCCTACTGTCAACGGAAAATTAGGAATTACATCTCAGAAGACATTCAATGTAGAAAACGGTATCACACTACAATCAGATGATACTAACGGAGCTGTTACAGTTAACTTTGATACTGGTGGTGCTGCAGGTTCGAGAGTTATTTACAGTAGTGATAACCTAGGTGCATTTGCTCCTACAACATCAGCGCAAATTCAGGCGATCATGACTGACGCCACTGGTGTTGGTGGTAATTTGATGTTTAGTCAGGCACCTGTTGTTTCGACGAGTATTTCTACTCCAAGTCAGGCGTTCTCACTAATCAATAGTACAGCAACTCTTGTTAGTTTTGCTGGCGGTGCTACCACTCTCAACATTGGTAACACAAACGGCACAACAAACCTAGCAGGATCTTTGATTCTTGAGAAGAATGGTACTCTTGGAACTGATGCAACTAATACACTAGTAATCAATTCCTCTGTCAATATTGATACTGCTGACCTAATCATTCGTGGAACCGATACCCATCCAATCACTATTGGTAGAGGTGGTCAGGCAATTGAAACCAATACAATTGTTGGACATGGTGTTCTCTCTGTAAACTCTACTGGTTCGTTGAACACAGCGATGGGTTATGATGCCATGGAGAGCAATCTCAGTGGTGTTGGTAACGTAGCTTTCGGTCGTAATGCTGGTAAAGAAAACACTGGTGGTGACTATAACATCTACCTAGGTTATAATGCAGGTGAACTTAACACCATTGGTGGAAACAACATTAACATTGGCGCACAAAGTGGTCACAATAACCTTGTAGGTGGTGAAAACGTATTCCTCGGACACTATGCTGGTTTTGGATGTACTGGTAGTGGCAACGTTCTCATTGGTCCTGCTAGCACAGAAGATGATTCGAGTGCAACTTATCAACCTAATAGTCCTGGTGGTAGTAAGCAACTAGTTATTGGTTCTGGTGACACGACTTGGATTACTGGTATCTCAACTGGTGAGATTACTATTCCAAATGATTTCCGTGTTGGTGGAACGACTACGCTATCTGGAGATTTGATTGTTGAGGGTTCTACTGTTAGAGTTGATAGTAGAGTAATTACTATCGACGATAAGACATTAGAACTTGCTGCTGTTGCTCTAATTGAATTCTCGGGTACGCTAAACAATACCGATACTATTACTAACGTTCCTAGCACCACAGGTTTGATTGTGGGTATGGAAGTTACCACTCAAGCAGGTGGAGTTGTTATTCCTGCAGGCACGACAATCAGTGCGATCAGTGGTTCTACAATTACTTTGAGTAATGCTATTGCAGGTTCTGGTGTTTCCACTTTGATTGCTGATGGTCCTACTGATCTTGGTGCTCAGGATGGTGGACTAGTTGTTAAAGGTGATATTGATAAGACCATTCTTTATGATGGTCTAGGTGTTGATCCTTTCTGGGTATTCAGTGAGAACTTGAAACTACCTAACACAGGATTTATTAACTGTGGAACTGCTCTACTTATCAGTACAACATCTCTCGGAACTAGTATTGTCAATTCTTCTTTGACTTCTGTTGGTACACTTACATCTCTAGATGTTGGAGGCAATGTCAGCATTGCTGGTAGAACTAAGGAATCTTGCATCAACCAATTCACCACACCACTAACACCTGTATCTAACGTACTTACAATTAGTGTTGCTGGAACCAACACTATTCTAGGAACAACAGCAAACGCTCCTATTACTACATGGAACTTCACCAACGTAAACCTACAGAACAATCAGGCACTAACTGTCACGTTGATTATTGCAGGTAACACTGGTGCTACATATGGTGATGCATGTAATGTCGATGGTGTCTCGATTGGTAACGGTGTTCAGTGGTCTGGAGGATCGCCACCACTACCAACTCCTAACACAGACATTCTTACTTTCATCTTTGTCAGAGACAGCGGTGGTACAACCAAAGTATTCGGACAAGGCAACACCAACTTCAGCTGAGGATAGTTAAATGCCAATTGGAATTACTAGTCCCGCCAAGAACCTATTCCTTATAGGTTCTACTGGCGCTTCCTCAACTCAAGATTTTCTAAACAGGATTACACCTGATGGTGCTGACAGCAATCAGATAACACCTACTTCAATTCTTTATGATGATACGAACCAGGAGCTATACATTGCTGGAACACAACGTGATGCTACTAGTTCAAGCAGCGAAGGGTTTATCTACAACACACCCGACGAAGCACCAATCACTATTGATTTTACCGTAAAGTTAAAAGCAGGTGATAGTTTTAGCAACGTTGTATTTAATGCACTGTGTTATGATAGCAATCTAAATCTATATGCTGCTGGTAGTTGGGATGATGGCACAACACCAACTACTAATAGAAACTATGCCCCAACTCTTAGTAAGTTTAATAGTGCTGGAGAACATCAATGGACTATAACTCCTGTTAATGCAACAGGAGATTTGGATCAAATCGTTTTTAACGATGTATGTGCTGATACCTATGGCAACGTTTATGTAACAGGGGTTGGAAATGATAGTGATAAACTATACATTGCAAAGTACGATACCTATGGTACAGTTCTTTGGTACAAGAGTTATACTGACCTAGATCTTGATTCTTTCTACAATTTTGAGGGAAGATCTATCGATATTAATTCACAAAATGAATTGGTAATTGTTGGCACCGCACTGGGTCCCTCAAAGTATATGTCTGTGATGCTAAAAGTAAGTACAGATGGTGCATTGCTATGGGATAAAACAATTGAAATTGGTGAAGACCCAACAACTAATTTCTTCCAGTTGACTGATGTGCATATCGATGGTAATGATCAGATCTATCTTTGTGGACATGACGATGCTTTCCTTGATGGCACGTATGAAAGTTATGTCATCAAGATGACTAAAGAAGGAAACATGTTGTGGCAGACTAAAACAAAAGAACCCAACAAAGATATTTTCTATCAAGAGATTAGTGTTGATACATTGACTGGTCAGTCTATTGTTGCTGGTTATGTTGAAGAGGCAACCAATGCTTATCAAATCATTCAGAGATATGATAATGCTGGTAAATTAATCTGGACAAGAAAAATTCAAAGTCCAAACAACCAAGCGTCATCAACTACTATGAGTTCTGACCCATCATACTATTACATTGCTTTTGCTGATCAAACATCAAACGCTGCAGATCCTACCAGCTTTCTCTTTGGTAAATTGAGTGTAACTGGTAGTGGTCTTGGTGATTTTAACTACTCTGATGGTGCTGCTGTTCAGACATATGAAATCATTACAATCAATACAGAGACTGCAACTCTTAGGGACGGATCACTGAGAAATGATAGCAGTGATTTTATTACCTACCCATTCAGTCCTATCAAGGTTGTGTTTGGTGAGAATGCTGGTGGTAACTTGATCTACAGTGACAAGAAACCACAACACGAAACTAATACCCACGACATTACATTTGCATCTGAAACTATTATTCAATCTAGTGTGCCACCTGTCAGTGCATCTGATATTTCTAGAGGCAATGCTCTTCTATTAAACTATGAGTTTGATAACGAGTTTACTTATGATCGTTCTGAGAATTATTTTAAGGACAGTAGAGTTAATAATATAGTCGATTACAATTCA